ACCTTCAGGGTCTCGACGCCCTTCTTGCCGGAGCGCTGCTCGATGCGGGCCATCAGCTCGCGCAGCTCGCGGGACTGGGCGATCGTCACGCGCTTGAAGCCCAGTGCGTCGCCGACCGGCGCGGCCGTGTCGTCGGTCTTCTCGATCGCGGCCTCATTGGACTGCTTCTGCTCCTCGACGGCCGCCGAGATGTCGTCGGCGAAGAAGTCGGGGTTGATCTCGCCGAGGTCGGAGAAGGTGAAGTCGAGCTCCTTGGCGTCGAAGCCCAGGTCGTTGACGCTCAGATCGCCGGTCAGCTCCTCCGAGAGGCGCTGCAGCTCAATCTGGATCGCAGCCTGGTCGTAATCGGTCGAGGCGATGCGGTTGTCGGCCAGACGCAGCGCGTCGGCTTCGGCCTTGGTGAGATCGCGGCGCCAGATCACCGGCACCTTCTTCAGCCCGAGCTTGATGGCAGCCAGGCGCCGGCCGTGACCGGCGATGATGACGCCGTCCTTGTCGACCACGATCGGCTGGGTCCAGCCGGCCTTCTGGATCAGGCGCGAGAGGTCGGCGACCTGCTGGTCGGAGTGCTTCTTGGCGTTGGCCTCATAGGGAACGAGCTTGCCGATCTCGGTCAGCTCGATGGGATAGTGCTGCATCACTCGGACTCCGGGTTGGCGAGCGCGTCATCGAGGATCGCGTCGATGTCATGGCCGGCCTTATAGGCAGGCGGGGCGACCGACCGCAGAAGGTCCGTCAGCAGGAAGACGAGGGCGTCGCCGGCGTTGGTGAGCTGGTCCTCGGTCGTGAAGCCCTGGTCCTTCTGGGTCTTCGAGACGAGAGCCGTCAGCCGCTCGGCGTCAGCATTGGCGATGCGGAAGCGCATCAGCGCATGGGTCTTGGCAGGTTTCGCGGGCGCCACCTCGGGCTCTTCCGCGCTTTCTTCTTCCACGCCCAGACTATTTTCGAGATCCAACTCATCGAGCGCTATAACTGATGCAGAGAAGATCGCATCGAGGTCTTCAGACCCGTAGGGAAGAAACTCTTGCAGCTCCGTGACGTCGCCGATTTCCTTCAGAAGCTCAGAAAAAGACAGCGTGTCGTCGGTGCCGTAGCGGGCGTTGTCGATCACGCCGATCTCTTTGGCCTGCTTGTCAGTGATCAGCCCGAGATTGGCGACCGGCACTTCCTGCACGCCCAGCTCGATGGCCTGTTCCCAGCGATGCTCGCCGCCCAGGATTTCGTAGCCGGGAACGCCGGCGACCTCGCGCACGATGATCGGCTTGAACATGCCGTTGCGCTGCAAGCTCTTCCGGATCTTCAGCTCGTCGGCCGCAGACACCTTGTTGGTGTTCCAGGGGTTCTTCCGCAGCTCGCCGACCGGGACGGTCAGATACTTGATGTCGCGCATTAAGGGCTAGATCCTGGGTAAGTAAGCGTTTACTTACTATAGACCGAGCCAAACACAAGAGGCAACCTGTGGCCATCGCCAAAATCGCCCGCAACGCCGTGATTGCGAAGCTGATCGACCCCGATCCGAAGGTCGCGCAGTTCGTCGCGAGCCTGCTCTCCTATGAGGAAGCCTCGAACGGCATCGGCTGGACCGGCAAGTCCTCCTTCTTCGACACCTCGACCCAGACCTTCCCGGCCGGCTTTGGCTATCTCGTGCAGCAGGAGCTGACGAAGATCGGGCACACGGTCATGCCGATCGTGAAGCCGATCGCGACGCCGCTGGGGCCGGAGAACCCGATCGTCGACGAGTTCGGCAACGACGACCCGCGCTACGACTACCAGATGAAGGCCCTGCGCCAGGTCGAGAAGCACGGCGCCGGCATCATCCGCGTGGCCACGGGCGGCGGGAAGTCGAAGATCGCCAAGCTGATCATGTCGCGCTTCAAGCGCATGACCCTGTTCCTGACCACCCGCGGCATCCTGCTCTACCAGATGGACGACCAGCTGAAGGAGATCGGACTGACGACCGGCCAGATCGGCGACGGCGAGATCCGGGCGGTGCGCGGCATCAATCTCGGCATGGTCCAGACCCTGGTGCAGGCGCTCGAGGTGCCGGACCTGGGGCGCGAGTGCCGCGCGATCGTCAAGAGCAACCACCTGTCCAAGGGCAAGGATCCCAACATCTCCCGCGAGGAGATCCTGAAGCAGGGCCAGGCGCGTTTCGAGGCCAAGACCAAGAAGCGCGACGCGATCCTGAAATTCCTCTCCCTGATCGAGGTCGTGATCGGCGAAGAGGCGCATGAGGCAGGCGGCACCAGCTATTTCGAGATCCTGCGCCACTGCAAGAACGCGACGATCCGGGTCGCCCTGACCGCGACGCCCTTCATGCGCGACTCGGCTGCCGACAACATGCGCCTGATGGCCGCCTTCGGCCCGGTGCTGATCGACATCCCCGAGAAGCTCCTGATCGATCGCGGCATCCTGGCGACGCCGAAGTTCCGCTTCGTCGACTGCGAGGCGCCCAAGGGTCTCTTCAAGAGCTCGCCCTTCGAGCGCGCCTACACGCTCGGCTACACCCAGAACGAGGACATGCTGGCCCAGATGCTGCGCGACAGCATGAGGGCGGCCGGGCGCGGGCTGCCGACGCTGACCCTCGTGGCGCGCAAGCAGCACGGCGAGAACATCCTGGCCCACTACCGCAAGCACAAGCTGCGCTTCGAGTTCCTGAAGGGCGAGGACGACCAGAAAAACCGCAAGGCCCAGCTCCGCAAGCTCGTCACCGGCGAGCTCGACGGCGTCATCGGCACGACCATCCTGGATGTCGGCGTCGACGTGCCGGCGATCGGCCTGGTGCAGCTGGCAGGCGGCATGAAGGCCGAGGTCGGCCTGCGCCAGAAGATCGGCCGCGGGCTGCGCTCCAAGAAGCACGGTCCCAACGTCGCGTTCATCGCCGACTACAGCTGCAACCTGAACAACACGCTGCGCGACCACGCCCGGCAGCGTCAGAACATCGTCCGCTCCACGCCCGGCTTCGTCGAGGGCATCCTCCCGGACGGGCAGGACTTCGACTGGTCCCTCTTCCCCGTAAAGGCTGCCGCATGAAGAACGATCTCACTCAGGCGGATTTGCTGGCGATTCTGAGCTACGACCCCGCAACTGGTATTTTCACCTGGCGGATTGATCGCTCGGCGCTCGGTGACAATGGCAATAATCCGAAGGCGGGCGACGTCGCTGGCTCTCTCAGCAAGCGGCATGGCTATCGGGAGATCGGGATCAACGGCTCCCTCTATCGCGCCAATCGCCTTGCCTGGCTCTACATGACCGGCGCTTGGCCGGTAAACGATGTCGACCACGAGAATTTGGACAAGGGCGACGACAGCTGGAGCAATCTGCGTCTCGGCACGCGCGCGCAGAATCTTGCCAATCGGAAGCCCTACGGGAAGTCCGGCGTGAAGGGTGTTCGCGTCCGCAAAGGCCGGTTCATCGCTCAGATCACCGTTGATCGAAAGCAGATCTACCTCGGCTCTTTCGATGAGATCGAAGCCGCGGCCGCTGCTTATGAGGCGGCAGCAAAGCTCCACTACGGCCAGTTCGCGAGGACCGCATGATCAGGAAAGTCGACCCCATTCACTTTTTTTCAGAGCGCGGCATGTCCGTGCTCACGGAGCTCCATCTCGAGGACCGCGTGACGATGCTCGAGGAGGAGAACGCCACGCTGCGCCGGCTGAATCAGGCGCTGCTGCGTCGTCTCAAGGCCATGGACGGCAAGCCGGCCGATGAGGATGAAGCTACGTCCTTGGATAGCTGAATAGCTATCCAGCTATTTTCGCATTGGGTCGACCTGCCCCGCTATAAGTAAGTAAACGCTTACTTATTGAGGATCGACCCATGAAGCCCCTGCCCTCTCTGATCGCCCTGTGCGGGCATCCCACCTCCGGCAAGTCGACCGCGGCCGAAGTGCTCGGCGCGCTCGAGGGCTACACCCTCGTCGACGACGGCAAGCCGCTGCGCGAGATCGCCAAGAGCTATTTCGGCCTCACCCACGACCAGGTCTACACCCAGGCCGGCAAGCTGGAGCAGGTCGAGCTGAACGGCCGCACGATGACCGTGCGCGAGATCCTGGGCGAGCTCGGCAACGCCTTCGAGGCGAAGTTCGGCGCCGACATCATCCCGATCATGAGCCACAACTCGCTGCCGGCCGGGCAGCTGAGCGTCTTCGGCTCGGTGCGTCGCGAGCAGGGCGCCTACTGGCGCGGACACGGCGCGCTCGTCCTGGAGATCTTCGCGCCCGACGTTGGCCCCTCCCCTTACGAGTTCGACCGCTACAACGCCGCCCACTGTCACTACCACATCCACAATGACGGCCTCTCGCGCGGTCTCTCGCCGGCCGAGGCGCGCGTCGATCTCGGTGTGAAGCTCGCCCATGCCCTGAAGAAGTGGCGCCTGGGTCAGCTGTCATGATGCAGGTCTGGACCTCGACCGGCATGGTCGGCACCGTGAACATCGATCCGAGCTCGGTCTACGGGAAGCACTATGCGATCCCGATCATGACGGTGCCCGACATCAGCTTCGATCCCGACGATGACGACATGGTCACGGAGAAGACGATCGACCGGCTGGAGCTTGAGGTCGGCCGGCGCTCACATCGCATCGACGACATGGAGCTCGAGATGCTGGGGCAGAACCGGCTGCCTGACATCCTGAAGGCCTACAAGATCCCCGAGAATGCGACCATGGACAAGGAGGTCGCGCGCTGCGCCACGATCTTCACCTGGCGCGTCTTCAAGGTCGATCCGGACCAGTATGAGCGCCTCTTCGATCTGGACATCTTCGAGCCCGTATAGACTCCGTTAACCCTTCCGGGTTAGCTGCATAGCTACGTCCCTCGATAGCTATGTGAGGCAATAATGGCCGATCTGATCATCGCCTGCCTGTCACAGAAAGGGGGCGTGGGTAAAAGCACCCTCGCCCGCCTCATCGCCAGAACCTACGCCGTCGCCGGCTGGACGGTGAAGATCTGCGACTTCAACACCCGCCAGCTCACATCGGTGCGCTGGGCCGAGACACGCCGCGCCAGCGGTCTCCAGCCCGAGATCCTGGCCGAGCCCTGGACAGCCCCCTCCTCCCTGCGCAGAGAGCCCGTGGACCTGGTCGTGGTCGACGGCCGGCCCGACTCGGACCAGAGCTCGCTGGAGATCGCGCGCATCGCCGATCTGGTCGTCGTGCCGACCGGGCTGCCGCTGGACGACCTCGAGCCCCAGCTGATGTTCGCCAACGAGCTGGTCGAGAAGGGCGTGCCGAAGGACAAGATCCTGTTCGTCCTGAACAAGGTCACGGAATCCAAGATCGCCGCGATCGAGGCGCGCGACTATCTGCGCCGGGCGACGAAGTTCCTGGTCGCCGAGCAGCACATCAGCGCCAAGACCTCCTATCAGCGCGCCCAGAACCACGGCCGGGCGCTGAGCGAGGTCGAGGGCCTCAACACCTCGCGCCTGGAAGAGAGCGCAGACCTGCTGGCCGCCGAGATCGTCGGCCGCGTGACCACCCTGGGAGAAGCCGCATGAGTGAGGTCAAAGCGACCCGCGCCAACGTTCCGCCGCCCCGCAAGAGCTTCCTGCCCGAGCCACCGGCTGCAGCTGCGGTCGCTCCGGTCGCGGCCAACAACATGAAGGCCGAGCGCCTGGCGCCGATGACCTTCAACATGCCCAGAGAGTGGCACACCCGCTTCAAGGTCACGGCCGCGACGCTCGGCATCGACATGAAGACCCTGCTGATCGAGAGCTTCGCGGCCTGGGAGCGCGAGCAGAAGGCCAAGGGTCGCTAACTTTCGCGCATGTTAGATGCGCGAAAGTTAGGGCTGGATAGCTATTCAGCCACATAGCCAGATAGCAAAAGGCCCGGTGATGAGCCGGGCCTTGATTCATATCGGGTGCTGTCAGCGGCGAGCAGGTGGCGATCGAATGCGGCGCCAGACCGCGTGCCAGACATCAACCAGCCACGCGACGAGCAGGAACAGCAGGAACACGACGAAGGCGCACCCCAGCACGATCGGGATCAGCACCGAGGCCCACAGCGCGATCGCACAGAAGGTCACGACCAGAAGCAGCGTGCCAAGGGAATTGGCGAACTTGTGCATAGCTATTCAGCTTTCTGGCTATCTGAGGCCGGGGCAGGGTGGAGCGGCATGCTCGTGATCGGGACGGCGCACATCGGGTCGAACCCGGACGCCACAGCGGCTGCCTGAATTGCCGTCGCACCAAAGGCCATGGCGCCCATCGCGTAACGCTCGCCGCTGCCGGTGGACCAATAGGGCCCGACGAGGGGCCCGGACGGATAGAACCCGTCCGAGTAGAAGAAGACCTCGCCGCTGGGGCGCACGAGCAGGGCGTCGAACTCGGCCGGCACCGGATGGCAGTTGATGTCCTCGCCCTTGTTGAACCAGGCCACGACCGCCTCGGGGATGCCGACGACGGACGAGGTGATTCCAAGCAACGAGCCATCGTTCAGGCGATGGATCTTCATCTTCGCGCCGATCGGCGTGGTGCAGCCGCTGTAGGCGCGGCTGTCGGCGGCCATGACGCCGTCCCGGTAGACGATGACGGACATCAGATGCTCATATGGCTGGAAAGCTGCATAGCTATCTAAAGGCCCGTCAGAGGGGAGGGAGCTCGCCCTCGATGCGCCCCGGCTGGAAGACGGCGCGGTTGAGCAGCATGAAGGCGATGTCGATGTGGGTCTTCGCGAGGGCGACGAGGCGCTGGTCGAACGAGTTCGGGAAGCGCTTGTGATGGTCGATCTGGCGCAGGACGTGCTCCTCGAGAACCTTGTTCTCGTTGACGAGATCCACATGCCACTTCGGCTGGGCCTTGTAGCCGGCCACGGAAAGGCCAGGGACGGCGTCGGCGGTCTTGGCCGGCGCATCGGGCACGGCGTGGGCGTCGGAGCGCTCAGCGGCCGCCTGAAGGGCTGCCAGAGTCTCTTTCTCCTTGGCCCGGTTCGGCGCGAAGGCCTTCTCCAGAAGGGCAGCCCGATCGTCGGAGACGGGCTTCATCAGGACGGTGGTCTTCTCAGGACGACACATAGGCGCTCTCGGGCACGAGGAATTAGGAAGCGGCGACGCCGCTGTTGAGGTAGTTGCGAACGGTGATGTGGCTGACGCCGATGCGGCGTCCGATCTCGCGTAGCGAAAGGCCAGTGCTCTTAAGCTCGCGAGCGACGGCAGCTCGACTGTCCATGACGGCCCGATCCGCTGCCTGCTGAGCGACGATCGCCTGACGGTGCCGGGCGGTGAACTCCGGCGTGGCTGCGTGCTCGAGCATGTGGCAGTTGAAGCAGAGGGTCTGAAACTCATCGACGGCCTTGCCGTGCTTGTGATGGACGTTCAGGACGGCGATGCGATCTTCGGCGCACTCGGCCACCTCGCAGACGGGGTTCGCCTCGAAATAGTCGCCAGCTGCGGCGCCATAGCGGTAGCGGAGGTCGATCAGCTTGCGGATCCAAGGGTCGGTCGTAGGCATAGGCGTCCGTTCAATAGGTTGGCTGGAGAGACAGGATTCGAACCTGTGACAGGACGATTAACAGTCGCCTGCTCTACCAACTGAGCTACTCTTCACCGTGGTTGCGGCGGTCGGATTTGAACCGACGACCTGAAGCTTATGAGGCTCCCGCGCTAACCGGGCTGCGCCACACCGCGTCACGATGGCTCAAAGCTATCCTCCCATGAAAAGTAAGTCAATGCTTACTTACTTTCTCGACCTGGGAGGATAGGACCAATCCCCGATCTCGGGGCGGGCAGGACATAGCTCCATAGCTACCCAGCCACATAGCTCGATCCTCATGCCGGGAGCAGGGAGAGGGGAGGCCGGGATCCGGGAGACCTGGTGCCGGGAGAGGGGAGGGGAGTGCAGGGCGTCCGGAGTCGGGAGCTGCTCGGCTGGACATGGGAGGTTTGGAGCCGGGGAAGCTGCCGGGCACAGAAGGCATCCCCATCGACACGACGACAAATCATCTAAGACTTCGTAATATCAATCATCAAGACAGAGAGAGAGCGACGCGCTACTCACTCAGTCGAGAGACAGAGAACGAAGCGAGTAGCGTCACACGACGCATCCCGAACGCTTATCTGTGCGCTGTTTGACATCGTGAATTGTGTATCAGTGCTTCACTAGAAGCGCTAGAGACTACAAACAAAACAACATCAGCAACGCGCTAACATGCGCTCAACAGAAAGATACTACAATGTCGAAGAAGATCGATAACGCTCAGATCGCTTTCGTCGCTGCGATCGATGCACGTCTCGTCGTCGCGCAGTCGCGCAACGTCTCGTCGTCAAACTATCTGAAGCTCAGCGCGATGCGCGACGCTTTCGCGACAAGCGCTGAATTGTGCGCTGTCTTCATGCAGAATAAGATCGATGCGACGATCTTCGATCGCGCGATCTATGCGATCGAGAAAGCAGTGAAGTTCAGCGCGCAGATCGTTAATCACAAAGTCGCGCTCAACAATGTCATGATGTATTGCGCGTTTCGCACTGCGATCAACGCGCACGTCAATCGCACGACGCTGCATCTCAGCGACATCGTCGCGTGCTGCAGCAGCAGCATCAAAGTCGACGACGCTCGCAAGAGCATCGTCTATCAGAACAGCAAGCATGTCGACGACAGCACTGTGAAAGCGCAGCATCAATCGTCGCTCGACGCGCTGCGCATGCTCAACATCATCAAAGAGCGCAGCGACAAGCGCAATGAGTATGACGTCAACATGAATGCGCTCGCGAAAGCGCTCTGCGACAAGCTCGCGATCGCTTACGAGCAGATCGCGCTCGAAGACGAGACGATCGAAGAGACTGTCTGACAACGACGCGAGCGCTCAGCAATGAGCGCTCGCGCTTTCTCTCGCGAGACCCCGGGCCTGGCCTATAGGCGGCCGGGGCGTCCCGCGCCCGCACACCCCAGCCTCAGAGACCTGCCATGACCTCCCGATCCAAGACCCTCTTCCGCGCCTGGCGCCTGGCCGAGTTCAGCCTGGGCGCCGACCACCCCATCACACGCCTGGCCCGGGCACGGTTTGCTGCCCTGGCCGGCCTGTGGTGAGGGCCGGCATGTTCACCTACGCCTTCGCCGTCGTCACCATCCTTTACATGGCCGGGCAGCCACCCAGCGAGGTCGCCCTGGTCGCCGACCATGGCCTGAGCCGGATGGACTGCCTGAAGCTGTTCGAGGCCTACAAGCCCAGCCAAACGGCCTTGCCCAACGGGATGCAGATCAGCCTGCTCCCCAGATGCCAGAAGGAGAAAGCCTGAACGCCAGCCGACCCCAACCAGCCCTAGGCACCCAGCCTGGGGCTTTTTGGCGTGGCCGGGCGGCGGAACCCTGCCCCTGCACCTGAGCCTGCGCCGGCCAGGTCCGGCCGCGGAGCCCGTAACCGGCGCCGTTCCCCGACCCGCACGCCTGACGCACATCTGCCATGGCTCCCCATGGGCCTTGACCTGCACCTGCCCCTCTCGGCCTGCCCAAATGAAAGGGCGCCCACCTTGCGATGAGCGCCCCTGGCTGCCTGGACGCGGAACTTGTCAGGCGGCGATCGCACCGGTTGCGAAGAGCTCCTGGCGCTCGGCCTCGTGCTGGGCACGGGCATCACGCTTGCGCTTCACCTCGGCGAACTGGAACTGGCGGATCTCCTGGACCCGCTCGGTGACGAGACGGTTGAACTCGGCCGGCGTCAGGGCCGGGCACTGGGCCGCGAGATCGGCGAGACGGGCGCGGTTCTCGTCGACCATGGCCTTGAGGGAGCGCAGCTTGCTGGCCTCACGGGGCAGCTTGTGGTCGAGGGCGGCGAAGAGCAGGTCGAGGTGCTTGGCCGCGCGGGTGATGTTGCGGTCGACGAAGTAGGTGGTCGAGAGGGACATGGCTTTATGGCTTTCTAGCTGGATAGCTATCTGAGGTCAGAAGACGAGGGTGAGCCAGGCGACAGCGCCGACAACGGCAGCGACACCGGAGATCGCGCAGGCGATCGTCTTGATCGCCCCGTGGAAGATCTCCTCGGCAGTGAGCTCGGGCTCGTTCGTGAGGTTCATGATGTGCATCGCGTTCGCTCTTTCGTGTCTCTTTGCTGACAAGATGAGTTTCGCATCTGCTGAATCGGGTGTCGGCAGGACTGCACTGGGCTGAGCAGGGCAGGGGAGCTGCAGGAATGGCCTGGGCCTGGTCTGGGGCGCCTGCCTGGGACCGGCCGGCCCTGCACCGCACCCATGGGCACCCTCGGCACCCCATGGGCTCCCTGAGCCTGCCCCTGGCACGGTGGGCGGTGGAGCCCTGGTCCTGCGCCGTTCCCCAAAACCCCTCTCGCCCAGACACCAAAAAGGGCGACCCGTGAGGATCGCCCTTCTCGTTGATGCCCGATGCGGCAGGCGGGGTTGGTCAGGTGGTCGGCAGCAGAGCCTCCTTCAGTGCGCGGGTCTGGGGCGTGTCGGTCAGCGTGAAGACCTCGTTGTCGCCCTTCAGGCGGTTGCTGGTGACGATGCCGAGCACCTGGAGCGAGTTCATGACCTGGCTCTTCTGGGTCGGCGCCGTCGAGGGCGAGGCGGTGTGCCGGGTGAGCAGCGCGCCCGTCTTGCGGTCGATCTTGATCTTGTCCGACACGGCAGCGGCAGCGGCCGATCCGGTGAAGGGCACACCCGCCTCCTGGAACCGGAAGAGCGAGAGCAGCATCGCCCGGTTGATGGCGTTCTTCACGAAGCCCGCGGTGAGCCCGACGACCAGGTCGTTGATCTTCTCGAGGGCGTAGACGTTGAAGCGCGTGCCGGTGTTGACCTCGCGGTTGAGGAAGCCCGGATCGATGTCCATCGCGCAGAAGGCGCGCACCGCGCTCTCGCTGGTCATGCGCTTCTGCGCGGCTTCGAGGTTCGGCACCATCTTCGAGGAGATCGTCGGCATCGACTGCTCGAAGGCGATGCGCCCGGCGAACTCGGCGTTGACCGCATCCGTCATCACGGTGATCTGCTGCGCGGTGATGTTGCTCGCCATGTCCTTCAGGACGCCGGGCACATGCGAGGGCATGACGAGCTCCTCGGGCTCGGCATCCGGGGTGGCCGGGGCCTGGGCCGGGGCCGGGTTGGCAGCCGCCTGAGCGGCAATCTCGGCAGCTCGCTCGGCTTCTTCGAGCGCGGCGACTTCGATGTCGAGGTCGAGCGAAGCAGACAGAGCGTCGAGGGTGTTCAGGTCAAGAGAAGTGGTGGTCATTGAAGTATCTCCTTGCGTTGCTGCGTCAGTGCTTCTGCTCTGACTTCAAGAGAATACTTCAGGATCATCTGCGCTGTCGGCAGGGCTGGGACGGTGCGGACAGGTTGTGCTTAAAAGGGATCCGCCGAAACCGTCACCGCAGCCGGATGACCTTTCCTTCACCATGGAGAGCCTTGGAGAGGAGAGGGGTGCCATGGCCCGACGCCGGAGCGTGAGTTCCCTGCCATCGCCCTACTAATATAATACACCTGTCTAAGAGAGGTATAAGTAAGAGAAGGGTGATGGCAGGGAATAGGGCTCATCCGGCCGCGTTCCCATGGGAGTCAGGTGTCCAAAAAGAAGGGCACGACCAGCTCCTGAGCCAGTGCGTGCCCTTTAAGGTTGGCGCCGGTCTCGGACGACGCCTATCAACAACACAGAAAGCAGGTTCTGCCTCCCAGAGGCGAACCACTCGATCGCGCGCCCGAGACATCGCGCTGTCGACTTTCAGAACATAGCGCAGGCGCGCTTGGAGAGATACAGGGTTCGAGCAGCGTCAACTGGTGCGGTGAGGGCTGTGACGGGTGCTTGCGGGTGTGGTGCGGCCGTGGGAGGTTCCTGGGCTGCCGAGGATGACCGTGGAGAACCGCGGCGCCGCGCCCTTCCTCCTCTCTACGATCCCCTCTCCGTTCCTCATCACACCTCTTCGTTTCTCACCACACGCACCGGCCCCTCTATGCGTCTACCCTCTCTCGCACCTCACACCGGGTGCTCGTCTCCGGTCCTCTCTATGGGTGCTGCTCTCTGTGGTGAGCGCTCTCTCTGTGCTCCTGCTCCTGGTCCTCTCTCGGATATGTTTCCGGTCCTGACCTGGCTGGGCTTTTCTGCGCTGCTCTCTGGGGTCGTCTCTGAGCGTCGGTCTCTTCGGGTGCTGTCGGTGTCGTCTGTCTCTCTATGGTCGCTGCCGGTGAGCTTCTCTGTGCCCGTAGCGTCGATCCTCTGTTGCTCTGAAGGTTGTCGTCTTTCGGGAAAAACGGGTTCGAGGGTTGCCGGCGTCAACCTGGCGACAACCTACGGACAACCTTTTGGGCGTTTTGCGGTATCTGGGCACCGTTTCAGGGTTGCGCCATGACAACCTTTGGATCGGTGTTCGGGCGGGCTGGACCGGCTGAAGGTTGTCGGATTTGGGGCATCGGGAAACGAAGGTTGACGTCGGCGCAACCTCTCAGGGCGTCTTACCCATGGTGTCGACCAGGTGGGTGAGGGCGCTCTCGAAGGTCTGGACAGCCTCTGTGAGGGCGATCAGCTCTGCCTCTTCCGGTGTCCCTTCCAGGCAGCCGGTGAGCTCCTGGATCCTTGCCAGGGCTCTCGGGTAGGCGTCGACGGGTGGTGTGTCTGTCGGCTCGGTCATAGATCGCCCTCCCAGTTGCGCCGGATGATCCTGGCCCGGTTGCGGAAGAGGATCTTGTCGTTGGGCAGCTCGGTCAAGGCTGCCTTGTAGGCGGCGTCCGCGGCGAAGAAGTAGTTGGTGTAGGCGATCTTCTCGATGGTGCGGTCGCGCCGGACGAGCTCCACCTGCCACTGGCTGTCGGTGAGGGTCCAGCCCATCTCTCTGGTCATGGTCGGCTCCGGTGAGAACGAAACCGGAACATCTGCCCGCGGCCGGGGAGAGTCAACCGTGCCCGGCGCCGGAGCCCTGCCCCTGTGCCTCTGCCTGGACCATGGGTGGCTCTGGGGCGATCGTGCCCGTCTTGTGGATCTGCTTGCGGGAGAACCACCAGCGCTGCCCGTTGAGCATCAGGGTCTGGAGCTCGCCGGCCGCAAGGGTCAGGGGCTCATAGCACCAGACCTTCGAGGAGCCGAGGTCTTGGGCTTCGGTGATGGCTTTCGTCCTCGAGGGGAAGAAGCGCTCGGAGCGGCCGTGGGTGACCGAATAGATCCTTGCCATGGGCGAGGTATAGGGCAGGGGAGGGGTAAAAAAGAAGGGCAGCGCTGAGGCTGCCCTGGAAAGGTGTTCAGATCCGGAAGAGGTGGACGGTCGCGGCGTCGTCGCGGCGCAGCTCGAGGCATTCCGGGGTCATCTGGTATTCGAGCCGGTCGTAGCGGGCCATCAGGTAGGCGGCGAGCCCGCCCGGTGTCGTGAAGAAGGTGTCCCAGCTCGGGGCTTCGACGGTGCCGGTGATCATGCGGCTGTGGTCGTTGAAATGGATCTGCTCGCGATCGGCGTCCCATTCCGCGGTGATGATCTGCCCGGCCTTGGTGTAGAGGCGCCCGGTGTTGAAGGTGATCTTCATGGCTCAGGCCTCGGGGACGGTGATCTGGCTCTCGGCCAGGTGGAACTCGACCAGGTGCTCGAGGAGGTTCTTCGCGTAGGTCGTGAGCAGGGCGCGCTCGGTCTGGGTGCGAGCGGTCGCAACCAGGCTGTAGCTGAAATAGCCCATGTGCCGCAGGTAGCAGGGCGGCAGGGGCTCTTCGGACTTAGCGGTCTCGCACATCGCGGTGTGCAGCAGGGTGCTGATGGTGCCGTAATCGGTGTCGATGCAGGTCGCTTCCCGCGGATTGACGGCGAGATGGTCGCGCAGGGCGATGTAGGCGTCGGTCGTGCTCATGGTTCACTCCGCGGGGCGTTCGGCTTCAAAGGTGATCAGAGCGACGAACTCGGACGCGGAGATCAGGCCGCTGGAGAACGGCTGCAGGTAGCGCTCGATGTTCAAGCGGAGCTGCTGCTCAAGGCGAAGCGCCTCGGCGACAAGCGCAGGATCCGGGGAGCGCGCGTCGGCATTCGCTGCGGCCCAGGTCTGTGAGATCTTCTGGTAGACGTTCATGGCGTTCTCTCGTTGCTGACAAAGAGAGAATCGCACGAGGTCATTCGGATTGCGGGAGGGCGCTGACGGTCAGCGCTGGCTGGATCATCCGAACGGCCCTCCGTGCATCGTCGCCAGAGCGAACAGCAGGAGGGCGAGGATGAACCAGGCGGGATGAATGCCGGATCGCTCCCGCTTCACGCCGGCGATCTCCTCGATCGCATCGCGCTCCAGGGCCTGCCAGAGACGCACCGAGGCGAGCCCGGACTTGCCCTCGATGGGACGCGCCGCATTGGGCACGCCGGTCTTGGCGCGGTAGCGCTGCAGGGTGAGTGCCGCGACGCGGTCCTCGAAGGTCTGGGTCTCGTCGGTCATGCTGCTCTCTTGAGTTGATCCTTCAGCCGACGTTCCGGCACCGTGCCGACGGGCACATCCACCAGTCGGTAGCTGCGCTCGGAGAAGCGCTTGCTGCGCTCCTCCCAGTAGGGCTCGGCGACCTCGCGGTTGCTCTCTATGATGCCGAGCCACTGCCCGTCGAGGTAGATGGCGATGTTAATCGGCACAGGTGAGTTCTCCCGTCTCGGCGAACCTCTGGAGCATCGGCAGCATGCCTTTGACCTGGTCCTGGGTGATCCGCAGCAGCCCCGGATGCCTGGACGCCTGGTCGATGTTGAGGTTAAGGGCGGCGTCCGGCCCGATGGGGCACTTGCGGATCGAGCACACCGCCCCGTTGCGGTCGTTGAACACGAAGGCGCGGAGCTTCTTCATGCCGTCACCGACTCGCCGGCATCCATGCGGGTGACGATCCGCGGATCATCGATCGCGACCGGGATCAGGTTGCGCGGGCAATCGTCAGGGCTGCCCGTGACGCGGCCCTGGCAGTGGACGCCGGTCGAGCGGTTGTAGCGGTGCCCGCCGTCCTCGTCCTCGCGATCATCGCCCTGCACCACCTCATAGCCGCGGTGCTCGTTCTTCTCGGCGATGATCCTGACCAGCTTGCCTTCGAGCGTCGGGTAGGTCTTGCCGAGCTCGAACCGGAAGTCAGACGCCATCGGCACGAACCGCCCGTTCATGAACTGGGTGTGGAACTCGACGCTCTCCTTGTGGGCGTCCCGGAAATAGGCCCGGACGATCTGCTCGTCGGTGGACTTCTCGAGGATCCGCGTCACATCCTCGGCGTCACCGGCGACGTCCCAGTCGTCGGGCGGCTGCTGCCGGCAGTAGGCGGCAACCTGGGCGACCACCTGCTCGCGGCTCGTGCCGACATAGACGGTCTGGGCGTGGTCATCGAGACGGACGGCGATATGGATCTGCATGGCTTTCACCAGTCGTAGGAGGGGAGTTCGTCGGTGTGGTCGCCGGCTTCATCCAGAAGCAGGTTCGGGCAGCCCTGGGCGCGGGCGAACACCATGCAGGCCCAGAGGTCGTCCGGGATCGCCTGGTCGCCCTCGCCGGCGTTCTCGTCATGGGCGTAGAAGAACCAGCCGTAGGGACCATAGGTGCCACCGCAGAAGGGCCAATCCTGGGCCGGGGTCTTGGTGAGATAGTCTGCCGTCGCCTTGCTGATGTGCCCCGTGGACAGCACCAGCATCTTGCGGATCTCGACCGGCACCGGCTGCGCGGGATCGGCGGAAGAGGGGAGGGGAGTGGTCATCATAGCGCCTGCAGGTGGAAGTGAACGCGATAGCGGCGCAGGACGTTGCCGGCCCCGTCTTCCATGTAGACAAGGGTGTCCTCGTCACGGGTGACGACGCGCCCGAACTCCTCCGGGCACAGGCTGTTGGTCTCCGGCGTCTCGCCATCGGATGCGACCGTCATCGCCGCGACGAGAAAGGCTTCGAGCTTCTTGGTTTCGGTGCTCATTGAAGGATCTCCAGGATCTTGCGCAGGGGCTGGACGAAATCGACCCAGGCGCCGTCCATGTCCGGGCGGAAGTCGGTGTAGTCGAGCCCGTTCAGGTTGCGGGCGCTGACCGACATGCGGATCTCGTCCTGTTCCTCGGTCGCGAAGAGGTAGACCTTGCGACCCTCGACCTCGACGAAGGCGTCGATGAAGAAGGTCGGGTCGTCGACCGGATCGCCGGTGAAGCCGAAATAGTGGCTGTGCTGCAGGACGCCGGTGTCGAGGGCGCTGCGAAGACGCGCGCAGTGCTCGGGCTCGACGGGCATGCGGAGCACGACCTGCTCGAAATCGCGGTCGAATGTGAGTTGAACGGGGTTCATGGTGCGACTCTCTGTTCGCGTTGCTGACAGTCAGAGAGTCGCACGCACGCGCTTGGAAGACGGCTGGGCGCTGACGGTCAGTGCGTCGTTGCGAGCTTCACCATCTCGACCTCGGTCGCGATCGTGACGGTGCCGTCTTCGGCGACGGACATGCCGGAATCCTCCAGCATCTCGACCAGCTCGTCACGATTGGCGAACATCGGCTCTTCGATTGCCTCGTCACCAATCACCATCGGCACGACCTTTTCGGTCTCGCCGTCGAGCAGGAACAGGCTCCAGACGGAGAACTCCTTCCCGGAGCCGTCCTTCGCCTGCTTGTTCAGGATCTTCATCGTCGCGGTGGTCATCGGCGTCTCTCGCTGTTGCTACGTCTCGTTGTAGCGAGCGCTCGATTGGAGTGCGGCAGGCTGCGAGCGGCAATAAATAAGCGTTTACTTAACTCCATGGAGACGGTAATCTAGAGGCCCTTTTACCTGCCCGAGGATCCCGCTTTTGCCCCTTCGCCTTGACGTCACGACCGCCTCTGGCGACTCCGCTGTCTGGAGCCCGGCCGGTGAGACCATTCTCCAGCTCGCCGCGGCCAAGGCCGATGCCGAGGTTCAGGTTCAGGCCCGCGTCAACGCGGCCGCTCCGTGGGTTACGGTCGCCAACCTCGTCGCCGACCGCACCAACCCGGCCGAGGGCTTTGTTCGGCTGCCGAAGATGCCCTTCCTGCGGCTCTCGATCGCCCGCAACACCGCTGGTCAGTTCATCAAGGTCTGGGACAACGAGTGATGCGGCTCGCCCTGCCGCTCCAGGCGCCGCTGATGGCGAGCGGGTCCATGCTCGCTCTCGGTCGGGCGGTCGATGACTTCGCTGCTGGCGCGGCTGGGTGGTTCAACGCACCCGAGTTTGCCGATCTTGCGGCCATCGCGGATTTCAATGCCGACCGCTATGCCATTCCGGCCGTTCCTGCCGGCAACATCCTCACGGCGACTGCTGCCGAGCTGTGCGTCAAGCGCGCCTGCAGCTTCGCCGAGTGGTTCGCCTTCAAGGCGTCGAGCACCTCGGCGCGCAGCTACTCCGATGCGAACGGCATCTGGCGCAACGATCTCGCCGTGGATCAGCCGCGGTTTGAATGGATCAATGGGCGCCGGCAACTGGGGCTGAACGCCCAGTCGGTCAACACCTGCAACTCGTCTATGGTGGGCGGCGTGGCTGGAGTGCTGGGGAGCGGCGGGGTGCTGCCGGCTGGCTGGACCGTTGGCTTCAACTCTTCGCTCACGGTCACGGTCAGCTACCCGACGGTGAATGGCCTTCCGGTCTGCCGCATTCGGGTCGCTGGCACGCCCAACACCTCGGGTGGTCAGTATATCCGGTTTGAGCCGCAGGCGGTCGTTGCTTCAGGAGCGGTGTCGGCAGGTTCTGCCTTCCTGGCCCTTTCTGCAGGATCGCTGAGTGGCGTGACCGCGGAGCTGCGCAACACCAGCACCCAGTTCGGCACCAATCTGACCCTGAACGCTACGCTGTCCCGCGCCGTGCGCCTCCTTACCCACACCAGCACCGACGCCCAGCTCTGCATTCGCTTTGGCTTCCCCAACACGACGACGGCGCAGGACTTCACGCTCGACATCGCCGTTCCGCAGCGCGAGCCGGACGCCGTTTTCGCATCCGCTCCGATCATCGGCCCGGCCGGCACCACTCGCGCAATCGAGACGGCTGAGCTTTCCCCGGTTCTCGAAGCGATCTTGCAGCGCAGCGCCGCGACGATGGTCGTGAGGGGCGAGAAGATGCTTCGCGGGCAGGGCACGTTCATCGGCGTCAACGGAAGCTCGGCTCTGCTTCGATCAACTTTGGGTGGGACGCAGTTGGCGATGGACGGCTCGTCGACTCTCGTGACGGGCAATCCTTCGCTGACGTGGGCGTCGAACCGCTTCGGCGTGGTCGGCGCCTTCGATGCGTCAGCGCGGCGCCTACGTCAGAGTGCGGGCGGAAACGCAAGTGACGCAGGCACGCCGCCAACACGAATAGCGGCCTATTTGGGGCGCAGTGCGGAATCGGCGCCCTTTGGCGACGGCTGGTATGATTTCGTTGGCATCGCCCCCTCGCGCTTGTCCGACGCCCGGCTCACAGAACTGGCAGTGGCAGCATGACCGAACACACCCCGCTCTACCTGCGCTTTCCCGACGCCGAGACGGCTTTGCAGATCGCTCGCGCTCTGTCGGGCAATCTGGACGTGACGGAACTGCCGCCCGATGGCTGGCACAATGGCGTCTATTACAACATCCTCGCCATCGGCGCGCTCTATGAGCCGCAGGATGATCCCGAGGCGCCGGCCGTCGCTCTGCCGGGCTATCACGTCAACGGTCTCTGGCGCGGATCGGCCGACACTATTCCCGAGGCGCTGCGCTCATTCATGACGTTTCCCGAGGATCCGCGCGTGCGCTGGGGCTGAACCCATGGGATCGGCGGGCTAACGCAAAAGGGGCGCCACTGGCGCCCCTTGGTCGTTTCAGCGCTGGATCTTGCCGAGCTCCACGAAGGCATCGGCCAGCAACTGCGGCCAGAGAACCATGAGGAGCGGGTCGGTGCATTTCCCGCTCTTGGCCTGGCTGGCGAGTTGCTGGTCCACCGCTGCCTTTATGAAGGCGCCGGTTTCGGCTCTGGTCATGCCGAAATGCTGCTCGCCGAGATCCTGCATCGACATGACAAGGAACGATTCGTCGAGGGTCTTCCCCTTCCGCAGGCATTCCCATCCTGCGATGTAATTGCCCAGCATCATCAGGGCGAGGTCGAAGTTGACCCTGCCGGCGTTCGGGATCGACGCGCTCTTGTTGGGCGGCGTCGTCTGAGAGATCGCGGGCGAGGCGAGAAGCAGCGCCGCGGACAGGATGAAGGCCAGACGGATCACAGACCGCTCTCGAACATCTCGCCGCGGGTGTTGTGGCCCATCGCCTCGTCGCGCTGGTCTTGATTGAGGTAGACCTGCTCTCCGACGCCCGCGGCATCCTTCACCGTGAACTCGTAGGGCAACATCTCCGCGCCGAGGGCGTAGGCCTTCTTCGCCGCGTCGAGGCGATCCTTCGCCAGGACGTTGTAGGTCACAGTGACCTGGAAGTGATCGAGATCCTCATTCGGCATGCGCCGGTTCCTCCTGCATGGCCAGCTCGTAGGCGGCCTCCTCATCCATACCGTCGGCGATGTAGCCCGCGGCAGTGTCGTGCACCCGGTCGGCGTAGGTCGTGTCGAACTCATCATCCATCAGGTTGCTCCTACTGCCAGGTGATCTTGCCGGTGTCGCGCAGCCGCTCCAGCGTCGCGATCGCCTGCGCTACGGTGACATCCGACAGGGTCAGATGGTCGGGAAGGTCGAAGAACAGGAGCGCTGCCTGATCGGCATCGAGGCCCAGGAACTCCGCGGCGACGGTCTCGATCTCCTCGGATGAGGCGTTGATCGCTGACGTGGTCGTGGCCTTGGTCGCCATCAGGTAGGCGTGCCCAGCGATGCAAGCGACGGTGCGGCAGTTGAAGCCGTAGTGATCCGAAAGGGACGGATGGCTGCTGGTGCGCCCGACAAAGGTGCCCATATTGAAGCCTACGACCTCTCCTCCCACGGACAGATGTTCGTCGCGTAGAACCCTGATCAGGGCGTCTACATTGCGCTGGGTAGCCAAAACCATTCTCCTGTTGTTCCGAAAGCGCTCATCGCTTCAGTCCTTAGACTATAGCAATGTGCTTTTTGGGATACAGCAGGTGTCTCGTCGACCCTGTGAAGACCCATCAGAACCGGCCGAAATTCGGCAGCGCCTGGATCTCTGCGGTCTCGGCTTCGCGCTGCGCCTTGATGAGGTCGCGCAGGATCTGACGCATGGAGCCCACGACCCAGCCCGCCTGGGCGGTCATGTTCTCGAGGATCTCGCCGGCGAACTTATGGACCAGCGGGTCTCGCCCCATCTCCTCTAGAGTCTGGCTCATGGCAGCCGAGCCTGGGCCCGCCTGCTTGATGCGCCCGTGATACATGAACATCAGGTCGACGGCGCCGATCGAATAGGGATCCTCGGGCGCTGAAGGCGGCATGACGGCCACCGGCGCCTTGTAGGGCACGTTGATGCCGAACGCCTGACGCACGACCGTCCGGTAGCCGGCGTGGGCCTTGGCGAAGTCGTCGAACTCCTCGGTCTCGTGGTCCCGGCCATAGGTGCACTGGACCTCGTAGCGGGTGTCCTCGCCAGCTGGTGTGATCGCGACCAGGAGGACCGTGTAGCCCTCCTGGCTGATCTGTTCGAGGGTCTCGCAGGTGGTCACAGCCATCACCCCTCAAGGGGCGGCAGGAGCCCCACATTGCGCGCCGACTTGTTCAGGTCGCGCTTGAAGTTCTTGGTGTCTCGGTGATCCGATGGCGAAGCCGATGCGATCACCATCTCGCTGCACTTCGGGCCGGTGATGCGGA